CCTTTCTTGGTTCTCTAGGAGTTGTGCGGTAACCGCTTTACGATAGTTATCCTTTATCTCGGGAAGACCATCATGCTTTAGTACGGGATTCCACTTCTCCTGTAGTTTTTCTGTATTGAACATTTTAAAATGTTAGTTTTAGAAGTGAATTAGATCCTTTTAGCTAGTTGCTCGACATATGCTGCCATGCTTTCACTAACAGTTTCAAGTGCTTTTTCTGCTTCTGGAGCAGATTCTTCTGAAGCAACCTCAGTCACAGTCTCAGCCTTTGGAGCACCAAAGTATGATTCCTTAATTTGACCTAGCTTCTCACGATACGACTCATCAGATTTGAATTCGACTGCATCGGCAAGGGATTTGAACTTGTCCTTCTGTGTCTCAGCGAGACCTCTGGTTAGTTCTGTCAAAATCTCATTTTTACGATAGGTACCCACTACCTCGTGTAGTTCGACATTCTTCTTAACCTGTTCGTTAAGTCGGTCTTCCATGTCATCTATTTTCTCGCTCATCTCAGCAGCAAGATCCAGTTTATCATCTGGAACATTGATGTTTGATTCGATGAACAATTTCCTTAATCCTTCCATGAACGTCTCAGTGACTTCAGTGCGGAGACCTTGCTCAACTGCAAGTTCGTTCTCCTTGAGCCACTCATCGCAAGCGTACTGGAGGAAATTCTCTACGCGGCCAGCAAACTCGTCTTTCATTGATTCGATTTCTTCAACGAATTTTGCTGCTGCTTGCTCCTTAAGGGAGTCAATCTTTGCTGTGACTCTTGCGTCTACAGCTGCTTCAAAGACAGTCTTTGCTTTTTCTGTGAAGTCTTCATCTAAGTCAGCACCTTTAAGTACTGCTTCGATGTCTTCGTTACTGTCTTCAGTTACCACATCTCCTTCGACTTCCACGTCGTCAAAGATTTTAGCTGATAAAGCACCAGGCATTGATGATGATGCACCAGATGGTTTCATCTTCAAGGTCTTGTCTTTCTCTACTCCTACAGGAGCTGCTGCTTTTTTACCAACGTTATCAGGACCTTCAGGTTTTTCCTTAGAAGAACCACCTACCTCAATGGCATCGTTCTTTAAGTCTGACTTTTGTTGTGGCACAGCACCACCAGTAATGGCAGTATTGCCTGTTGCTGCGTCTTCAGAAACTTCGGTTTTTGGTTCAGATGCTTCCTCAGCTACAGCTTCAGTTGCTTTCTTTTCCGCGATGAGTTTCTCAAATTTTTCATCTATTGTGGACATGGTTTCTCCTACGAAATAAGATCTGCGGTAATTTAACTATTTTTATTTATAATTTATATACTTCTTAAGAAAGTCGCGAACGCGGAAATCTTTCTTTCTTGAAGTTCTTGTGGATTTGGTGCATTGTCAATAGCAGCTTTAATCTCTTCGATTGTACGCTCCTTAACTTTACCATCTACAGTGATCCACTCACGTCCTTCATAGATACCCTCTACGAATGCATCAGGTGCTGAAGGATCTGCTACGATATCCGCAGCAGTGGATAGAATGAAGTCATCTGCTACCACAGAACAACTACCTTCTTTCTTGATTGAACCGAGACCTCTAGAAGAGACTCCCAGTTGTACGCCCTCGTCTAGCAATGACTTAGCGATTTTACCCATGGGTGTTTCCATAAGTTTTGCCTTACCTATGAAGTTAGTTCCTTCTGGGTAAAGTTCAACAATCTTATGTGACACTCTATCTAGGTTAAGTGTAGGACCTTCTGGGTGACCTAACTCACCTAAAGCTCTACCTCTGTTAACGAACTCCTCATTATACTTTGTCACCTCACGATTCATGGTATCGAACTTGTACATTCTACCATTGCGGTTGGTGATCTCAGTTTGTAAGAATACTCCTTTGATATAAGTTGATTTCTTACCGTCTTTTTCTTCGGTAAGAACCTCTATATCATTGTTCTGTTCCGTTATCAGTTTCATCAGATGGTTCCTCTAATTCAGCGGTAGGGTTTTCTAGTGCTTCTGGATCAGGTTCCACCTCACCCTCATCGGGTACATGCGGAAACATCCTGTCAGCAACACCTTGCTTACTAGCGTCTACTGCCATAGCAGCTTTCACTTGTAGCATGTCTTTGAGTTTTCCCAGAGCATCAGCCTGGTCGTCGTTCCAAAGCAAATCAACGATATCTCGCTGTGGTGTAGTCATAATAATTGTGTTACGTAATGTTATTTATTACCATTCCCACTTTTAGCAGGGGTTCTGGTAGATCCAGAGGGGTTGGTAGTACCCTTTTCTTTAGTTGATTTGATCTGAGCCTTCTTCATTTCTTTATCAAGTTCCGCATTATCTTTTTCATCATCCATAGCTTTTTGATCCATGGCGGTCATTTCTAATGGGTCAATGATCTTACCTGAAGAAATATCATCGGTCATCTGATCATCAAGTTCTCTTTTCTCGACTTCAGATTGTCCTAAGATGTTTGTACGTACGTATTCAGTTGAGAAGTAACGTCCCATGAATGGTTCCATGGCAGTGATTAGGTTAATCTTCTCATTTAACATTTCAATATTCTTAAGTTCTGTAAAGTGATTGTCATATAAGTAATCGTACTGTATATGCTCCTTCATATCATCCCAGTCCTCTGGTGTGATTACACCTTTTAGAATGAGTTGAGTCTTAAGAATGTCTTGGAACATCTCACTAAATTTCTTGCGGAGTTTACCCACAAACTTAGTGAACTTCAGTTCATCACGCATGATCTCTGAAGATCTTCCAATGTTAAAGGTTGACTCTGAGTCTAAACGACCAGCTGGTACGTTCAATGCTTTATAAAGTTTGGTTTGGAAGTACTGGATGTCCGTAAGTTCTCCAAGATTTTGTCCACCTGGCAACGTAGTGATTTCAGTACCTCGTCCTCCCTCTCTTCTGGGTAACCAGAAGTCTTCGAGCATCGACATGTATTTTCTGTCATCTCTAATCTCTCCTGTATTAGCATCGTAAACAAGTTTGTTTCTATAGCGACTCATTACCTCACGTAGGTACTGCTCCGCTTTTACCTTTGGTAGGTTTCCTACATCAATGTAGAAAATTCTACGCTCTGGTGCTCTTGATATCCTGTAGATAACAAGAGAGTCCTCGATCATCATGAGTTGATTAAGAACTTTGATTGCCTTATGTAAGTAAGACAATACTATATTCTTATTAGTATCAAGGATACCAGAGGTGACATATGTTATAGCATCTTTCGCAATTTTTATACCACTATTCGCGGAGGTGTTGCGTAATCCTTTAGGGTTGTATATAAAATATTCATCTACCTTACCATAGTCTAGTGACTGAAACTGGTCTGCGGTCTTTGGAATCTTGTTGATCTGTCTAACTTTCTTGATCTTTTGTGGATCAACGTAGCGTAGTTCGAGTATACCATCTTGAGGTCTCTTCAAATCAATAACCTTATGATAATACAAACGCCCATCAATGTACCATCTACGGAACATTTCATGAGCTTTAGTATCAAATCCTATTAAGTTTTTAATATAATCGAACTCTGTTCTGATCATTTCTTTGACAGAATCACTGACATCTAAGTTTGCCAGATCTATCTGTACGGGCGAATCGTTCTGATCTGTGACGATTGCCTCTTGTATAATGTCTTCAATTGCACTGTCTACTTCAGGGTGCATCGCCATCATGCGATACTTAACCACCATGTCGTACTCAGTTTTAAAGTTACCATCTAGGTCAACGTAGGTTCCATGATAACCTCCCGCAATGAAACTGGTAGCACCGTCTTCATTCGTGGGGGCAACAGGAGAAGGAGCACTTTTCTTTAACTCCTCCTCTCTACGTCTAAACGAGAATCCGAATAACTCTGCCATAATATTGTGTGTTTGTACCTACTATTTAGTTAGCTTGAACCAACCCTTTTCATAGTATTCTGTCCAATAGATGTCTCGAAGTATTGGTAAGCAAACTCAACATCGAACTCTTCGTAAGAATCGTTGTTGTCATATGCTAGTGATACCTGTGAAACAGATACTGGGAATGCCTTCACTAATTTGTATTGACGGATGTCTTTAAATTGTGTTGCGGATCCGTTGAACTTATCCATCTGAGTTACAACGATGTCTTCTAAAACATCACCCATTCCTGCTGATGCTGTGTTGGCATCTACAGTGTTGGTTAGTTCGATCCATTTCTCATAGGCACCGCGTAGTTCAAATGCGTCATCCATGTAGAATGTACCAGTCCATGACTCGAATGTTCTGTCGCCAGGAACTTTGATAACTCTACCTCTAAAAGGTAGTTCTACTGTACCTACTGTTGATGCAGGTAGAGCAGCACTCTTACACATGAATGTCTCTAAACCATCCGCAGCAATTATGCCTGATGGGAAATTATGTGATACAGAGAACAGGTTAGGTCTAACTGCTCCCTTAATTCTACTCTGGAACTCTAATACGCCCAGTGCTTTGGTTTCAGCCATTGTTTAAGATCTCCTTGGGATTACTTCCTCGAAGCTAACACCAGTACGTGTAGCAACAAAGGTTAGTGTGATGAAGTTGATGGAGCGAGCAGGCTTGATGTATATCTCAGCGATAAACTCGTTCTTATCAATTAAATCAGGTGTGTTGTTGGAACTATCACAGACAACTAAGAAGTCAGTAATACCACGACGTGCTTGGATGTCACGTAGGTATGGTTCGACAACATTGTTGAAGTTGTTTCTAGTAAATTCGTCATTTAGTTCAAACAATACTCCCTTCGCAGCATTTCCTATTGTCTTCTCTATGACGAGGAAGAGACGACGGACGTTGATGCGATCAAAGGCAGATGGTGAAGCGAGAGCTGTTTTGTCTCCGAAGAGTACGATACCTTGACCAGGTAGAGAAGTAATTGGGTTAATTCTCTTCTGATAAAGTGTGTCTCTTTCAGATTTCTTAGGTGAGTATGCTAGTTTAATAGCATTTTTGATTCCACCGCGATTAAGTCCTGCGGGTGAGAACCATGGATCTCCTGCTGCTGTTGTGCTTGCACACAAGCCAGCAACGTCACCGTTACATGGGATCCATCTATACTTGTCAGCGAAGCGGTCATAAAGATACTTCCAACCACTGTCGAAGACTACGTATGAAGTTGATGCGAATGTATCGAAGAAGGAAACTATGTTAGATGTTTGTGTACTACTGTCACTTACTCCAATAACATTTGTTTTGTCAGGAGAAATGAAAGCAACACAGTCCTTACGACTATTCACAATACTGATCAGTTTGTTTGCTTTTGCTTTAGTCTCTGTCTCAGTAGCACCACCGCCACCCATGATTAGGTAGTCAATTTGTACTGTCTCAGGATCAGCAAAGTAATCATACCCTGCTATAATCTCTGCTTGAGATAGAGTGAAATCATCGGCACCAGCTGATAAACTATATTCTTTCTCACCAAGAATATCGAATGCTGTTGTTGAAGCACCTCCAAAGTTTGATGAAGAAGCAATAGCATTACCAGATACATCCCAGATGCCCACGTTATCATGTGAACCCCAGTAGATGTAGTTGGATTGATTGAGGATTACCTCTGGATAGTATACTAAAGAACCTTCTGCTGATTTACCATCAGATGCTTTAGAGACATAGAGAAATTTCTCAAGAACTGTATTAGGTGTTCCTGTTACTCCACCATCAACGTCGACTACAACAATGTGCATCTCGTCGTTTGATCCTCCGCGTTCAGCAACGTGTACTGAAGTGCCAGGTTGGGGAGCCACTTGATTCCAGTTCAAGGTTGGTGTGATCATCTGTGCGTCATACCAGTCAGATACTGATGTGATTGCGATGTCGCTGTTTGAACCATCATCAACTAAATCTGTTGTAGTCCAAGCACCACCAGTGATCCAAATAACATCAACAGTTGTTGTACCTGTGATCTTATGGATGTAAGCAGTTTTAGTGCTAGCTGCGTTTGATAGTATGTCACCAGCTGCTACGCCAGGTGTTTGAATACCACTTGCTAAAGTTAGTTGTTGGTTAGCACCCGCGTCGATTGCGATAACTTTAATTGAGTTACCTACAGCACCGATTGATCTAGAAGCATAGTCCCATGCTGCTGTACCATCGTAGTAATTACCTTCGTAATCTTCTACGCTGTTAATTGTAAGTGAAACTCCACCTACGTTAGCAGTTTTTAATGAAGCACCACTAGCACGTACTACGTCAAGTACGCCACCGTATGCGAGAAAAGATGAGGCAGCGAACCATGTTTCATAGTTACTGTCATTTGGTTCACCGAATTTAGATAGTAATTCTGATTCCGATGAGATTCTAACTGGTTTATTAACTGGTCCTTTTGTAAAAGCTCCAGCTATTGCTCCAACGTTTACTTCTACTGTCTCAATGGATCCAAGGGTTAAATCCCTCTCTTGAATTACCACTCCTGGTGAGAGAAGTGTGCTAGCCATGCTTGGTACTCCTGATGAATAATTTCAATTTGTCTAAAAATATTTAGGGAAAGTAGCTTTTCTACCGATACTCCCACATAAATGA